AAGCTGCTCCTATGCCTATTACTTCTATTGCTTTAATAGATATGACTACAAAAACAAAAATATGTTTTATTGTAGACAAAAGCAAAGAAATAGAAGAATATAATCAAGAAGGCAAACACATTATTCCTTGCCATTCAGAAAAAGAACTAATTAAAAAATTCTTAGATAAATGGGAAGAACTAGATCCAACTATTGTAATAGGATGGAATAGTGCTTACTTTGATATACCTTACGTTTATCATAGGTTTAAACAAGTGGTAGGTGGAGAACAAGTATTACGTTTATCTCCAATTAAGAAAATCAATGTAAGAGATTTTGCTGGTGAAACACAAATCACTATAGGAGGAATCAATCACTTAGATTACATGTTACTTCATAAAAAGTATATTATGAAGGAAGAGCCATCATATAAATTAAATGATATTGGTTTAAAATATGTTAAATTAGGTAAAATTGAATATGAAGGTAATTTAAATACATTATTTAAAAACGATTTAAATGCTTTTATAGAATACAATTTACGTGACGTAGAAATTATAGAAAAATTAGAGGAAAAGCTTAAATTCATTGAATTAACAATAATGATTTCCCACATCTGTAATATACCTTACGAAAGTATTTATTACAACACTGTAATGAATGAGGGTGCTATTTTAAAACATCTTAAACGTGAAGGTATTGTTTCACCAAACAAACCAACTACTCACAATCCGATGCTGAAATCGAATACTGAGTCTTATGCTGGTGGATATTTACTTGAACCTATACCTGGTTTATATTTTGATGTTATTGATTTGGACTTTACCTCACTATATCCTTCCATTATTAAGTCACTTAATTTAGGTATTGAAACATTAGTAGGTCGAATTAGAGTAGAAGACAATCCAACTTATGAACAAAACCACTCACTAGAAAAACTTAAATTAAGAGATCCTGATGAGAAAATTGTTGTTGAAAGATTAAATAAAGAAACCTACACTCTTAAATCAGCACAAATCAAAATAGGAGACTTAATTAAATTAATTGAAAAAAATGATTACACAATAGCAGCATCAGGTGCTATGTTTAGGACTGATGAAAAAAGTGTTGTGTCAACTATTTTAGCAGGTTGGTTTGATAAACGAGAGCATTATAGAGGTTTAAAGAAAAAAGCAGGTGGAGAAGAAGATTGGGCAAATTATAAATTATATGACTTGTTTCAACATGCCTTTAAAATCTTACAAAATGCAATGTATGGTACATTTGCTATTCATGGATGGAGATATACTGATGGTCAATTAATTTGTAGTGCTGCTATTACTAATTCAGGACAAAGACTAACTTGTGAGTCAATTGACTTTGTTAACAATAAAATAAACACTGAATTAAAAGCAGAAAAGCAACATATTTGCATTTCAGATACAGATTCACTTTATATAGTATTAGGTGACTTACTTAAACATAGATTTCCAGATTTCAAACCTGAAGAGAAAAACGATAAAATATTATTACTAGCCCAGGAAATTCAAAACGAAGCAAATGCTGACTTAAATCGTATTTGTAAAAGTTTATTTAACATTGAACCAAACACCCACTACTTTCAATTAAAACAAGAGGTAATATGTGCTGGAGTATTAACTACAGGTAAACGAAGATATGCAATGTATGTTACTAATAAAGAAGGTGTTGCAGTAGAAGAACTAGACATGAAAGGACTTGAATTAATGAAGTCTAATATGAATAAATTATTTAAAAAATTTGGAGAGGATTTTATTAAGAATATATTGTTTGGTAAACCTAAACCTGAAATAGATAATGATATAATTACATTCTATAAAACATTAAAAACACTAGACCCCAGATCATTAGGTAAACCTACAGGAGTAAAACAAATTCATAACTACCATATACCTGCTAGGTCAGGAGATATGTTTAGTTCATTTAGATTAAAAGCACCTGCAAATACAAAAGCAGCAGTACGTTACAATGACTTACTTAGATTTAAAAAACTAGATAAAAAGTATGAATCGATTATAGAAGGTGATAAATTGTTTATTATCAACTTAAAGAAAAATCCTTACAACTTAGAAACAATTGGTTTGCCAAACGCCCAAGTACCTCCAGAAATAGAGGAGTTTGTTAAAACATATATTGATGTTGAGGAAATATTTGACTCGTTATTAGCAAATAAGTTAAAATCACTTTATGGAGATTTAAAATGGGATTTTCCTCCTCTTAACCCAAATGTTAAAAAATTCTTTGCTTTCAACTAAAAATTACTTATATTTAAATTATGATATCAAAAATAGAATTACAAAACACAATCAACAAATACTACCTAAACGGATTAGTAGAAGCAGTTAAATGGGAAATTAAAGATAAAAAACTAAGTGTAAAGTATACTTCACCGACCAAAGAAATGATTGGTGAGGTTACTCACACTAATTTTACTCTAGAAAACTCAACCATAGGTATTTCAAATACATCCCAACTGCTAAAACTAATAGGAATTACAGGAGGAGATGTAATGTTAAATTACATTAAAAACAATAAAGTATTTACTAAACTAATCATTTCAGATAATCAATTTACAGCTAACTATACATTAGCAGATACATTGACTATCCCTAAAACAGGTGACTATGCTGGACCAGATGTTTACAACTTAGAAACATCACTTGATAAAGAGATGATATTGGCTTTAATCAAAGCAAAGTCTGCTTTAGATGATAGTAAAACAGTAATGTTAAAACCTACCACTGACATGGAAGGTGAGTTTTTATTAGAGTTAATATTTGGTGGCGATATAGAATATTCAAATAAAGTATCTTATTACTTACCTAACTTTGTTAAAAACAATGTACCATATGACTTTACATTAGGGTTTAGTTCTGACTTACTTAAAGAAATATTAGTAGCAAATAAAGATGCTGAAAAAGCTAAAATGTCAATTAATTTAGAAGGTTTAATGAAATTGGAATTCGAAACAACAAACGTTAAATCAGTGTATTACATAGTTCAAAAAGAAATATAATGTTCACAATATCAAAACAAATAGTAGACTGGAATGGAGATCTATATTCAGTTAAAAGAGTCCTTAAAGAAACATCTATTAAGGAAGAATTCACACAAGAATACAAAGAATATTTAGGTGCTGATGTAGTTCTAAAGAAAAACGGAATGTATTACTTTGTTGAAAAAATTGACGAAGCTCAAATAGTTGAGGAAGATATTAGTGAATTAACAGAAAGTTAATATATTTATAATAAATTAAAAAACATGAAAAAACAACTAAACGAAGAATTTAAACGTATGCAAAAACTTGCAGGTATTTTGAATGAAGACGAATCCTCTAAATACCCAGTAGGAACAAAATTTTTAAAGCAAAAAGGTAATCAAACATTGGTTGTTACAAAAATAAAAGGAAATGATATTTTCGTAGAAATTTCTGATAAAGAAAATAATCATAGAACATTTCAATATAGTGAGGATATAATAGATAATATGCTTAAAAATAAAGAAATAAGCTCTATTTAAATAAAAAATTAAAGCTTGTTAACGCAAGCTTTTTTTAATATATTTATAGAAGTAAAACAAGTTATAAAAAATAAAATCTATGTCAAAATTACAAGCTGTATTCAACAGCATTATCGTTAAACCTCAAGAAGAGGAAGAAACAACTTATGGTTCAATCGTTGTCCCAGATTTAGGAAAAGAAAAAGGATTACGTGGTACTATTGTATCTGTGGGGCCTGGTTACTATTGTGCAACAGGTGAATTTGTACCTACAACTCTTAAAGAAGGACAGCAAGTCATTTTACCAGCAGTAGGTCCATCAAAAGTAGAACTAGATGGTCAAGAATATTGGTCATGTGGTGAAAATGTAGTATTAGCAATTATTAACGATTAAAATCAAGTTATGAATAAAAAAGTAGAATTCGGGCCTGACGCTCGTAAAAGAATTGTAAACGGTATTAATAAAGTAGCAGATGCAGTGACATCCACTTTAGGACCAAATGGTAGAAACGTTATATACACTGAATTTGGCGAAGTAAGGTCGACAAAAGATGGTGTTACTGTCGCAAAACAGATCTCAAATCTAGAAGATCCATTAGAAGAATTAGGTGTACAGATGATTAAACAAGCATCTATCAAAACCGCAAACAACGCAGGTGATGGTACAACTACATCTACCTTACTTGCTCAATCCATTATTAATGAAGGTTTGTCTTATTTAGATAAAGGGGCAAATGCAGTAGAAATTAAACGTGGTATTGATCAAGCAGTAAAAGAAGTAGTAAATTGTATTCGTAAAGAAATATCACAAGATATCAACCACGAATCTCAATTAGAACAAGTAGCTACAATTTCAGCAAACAACGATCCAGAAATTGGAAAGTTAATTGCAGCAGCAATGGATAAAGTAGGTCGTGAAGGAGTAGTTCATATTGAAGAATCTAAAACAGGAGAAACATATCTTGAAACAGTAGAAGGTATGCAATTCGATAGAGGATATAAGTCACATTACTTTGTTACAAACAATGCTGATATGACTTGTACTTTAGAAGAACCATTCATCTTAATTGCAGACAAGAAATTCAATCAAGTAAAAGATTTATTACCAATTTTAGAAGGTGTTTCTGGAACAGGAAAATCGTTATTGATTATTGCTGAAGATATTGATGGAGAAGCTTTATCGACTTTAATTGTAAATAAAATGAGAGGAACATTAAAAGTAGCAGCTGTAAAAGCTCCTGACTTTGGTGATCGTAGAAAATTATTACTAGAGGATATGGCTACTATGACTGGTGGTCAGGTATTTAGTTCAGATAAAGGAATGAAGTTAGATAAATTTTCTTGGGATTGGTTTGGTAAAGCTCGTTTAGTTACTATTTCTAAAGACCAAACAACTATTGTTGATGGCAAAGGAGAAACAGAAAAAATCGAATCACGAATTGAAGAACTTCAACAACAAATTGACAAATCAATTGTACCATTCGAAAAAGAAAAATTACAAGAACGTTTAGCTAAATTTATTGGTGGTGTAGCTATCATCCACGTAGGTGGAAATAGTGAACTAGAAATGAAAGAAACTAAAGATCGCGTTGACGATGCTTTACATGCTACAAAAGCAGCAATTGAAGAAGGTATTGTACCAGGTGGTGGATCTGTTTTATTATATGCTAGAGAAGCAATTACAGAAAAAGAAGTAAAATTTGGCTCAGACATTCACATTGGTAAAAAAATCGTTTATAAAGCATGTGCTGCTCCATTTATGAAAATTTTAACAAATGCCGGATACACAGAAGGAGAATGTTATGGTTTAATCAATCAAATGGGAGACAACAACTGGAAAGGATACAATTTAAAATCTGAAACATTTGTAGATATGAAAGAGGCAGGTATTATTGATCCAGCTAAAGTAACTAGAAACGCTATCGAAAATGCAGCATCAATTGCAGGTACAGTATTATTAACTGAAGCAGCAATTATTGAAATAAAAGACAAAGATACAAATAACGAAGCAGGTGGAATGCCTGGAATGTACTAATGGAACAAGTAGAAAAGAATATATTAATTGCTCAACGCGTACCACCTGGAGACAGGTGGTCGCTAGTTGATGGTTTTGCTAAAGATGTTCATAATAGTTTAACTGAAACACTAGAAGCCTATTTCCAACAAACACAAACTAAATGTGAATTTAGATTAGTACCTTTAAAAGGTGAGTTGTATATGATTACTACTGAAGAAGTAGCACCCGCACCTCCACCTCCAGTAAAAAAATTCAATATATATGGAGATTATTAATATTTATAATAAAAACCATGAAATATTTACAACTTCGCCAAATTATTAAAGAGGAAATATTAAAGGAATTAGATATTAAAAAAAAGACTTCACTAGGTCAAGGATATCAACAAACTGCATACCCATACCTAAAAGATCCAAATTATGTTGTAAAAAAATTTAATGATAAATCGGATGACTCTGTCTTAAATCGATATGAGATAAAATATTACCTAAAAACACTAGAACAATACCCAGAGTACATAGCTAAAATAATAATATCTAATGAAAACAGCAAGTATTACTTTCAAGAAAAAATAAATGTAACAAAAGCTCAAAATGATATATGGGATGTTGTTATAGAAGTAATAAAAAAAGTAGCATTAGATTTAGAAAAAAAATATAAAACACCAAATGAGGCATATGATGATTTAAATATTGGTGAAATATTTCTTAATGCTAAGACTTGGGAAAGCATAAAAAATATAAATAATATAGATGATTTTTTTGACATCAGTTATGGTGAAGGAATACCAATGAATGATTTATTTAACAACTATATCTATAATAATTACTCTAAAAATATACCCTTAGTACAAAAATTAAAACCCGTTTGGGATATAGGTCGTATGATAACACAATTTGGATCTTTTCATGAAGATAATATAGGTTATGATAAAAATGGAAATTTTAAAATAATAGATATTTAATTTGGCTTCCTAAATTGTGAATTATATATTTAATAAAAATAAAAGTTATGGCAAAAAGGTTACATACAATACTAAATGAAAAATATCGTCCTGACACTCTAGAAGGATACATTTGTAAAGACGAATACAAATCTAAGTTTGAAGAATTCATCAAACAACAAGATATCCCACACCTAGGATTCTTTGGAAAACCAGGTGCAGGTAAAACAACAATTGCTAAAATATTAGTTAAAAATATTGATTGTGATTATTTGTATGTAAATGCTGCTGATGAAAGAGGTATAGATGTTATACGAGAAAAAATAGGAGCATTTGCTGCTGCTGGCTCATTTAAACCACTTAAAATAGTGATATTAGATGAATCAACTCATATACTTCAAGCGTCACAAGTAGTATTATTAAACATGATTGAAACGTATAGTTTAACTACTCGTTTTATATTAACAGGTAACTACCCAGAACGCTTAGTAGAACCACTTAGAAGTAGATTACAGGAATTTGATTTACAACCCCCTACTAAAAAAGTAGTAGCACAGCATATCTCCGTTATTTTAGATAAAGAAGAAATCGAATACGAAATTCAAGATTTGGTTAGTGTTGTAAATAAATTTTACCCTGACTTTAGAAAAATCATTAATAACTGTCAAAAGTATACTGTAGATGGCGCTTTAAGATTAGATACAATGTCTAATTCAACTGACGAATATAAAGGTGCTTTATTGGCTGAATTAAAGAAACCATCAAGTAAATCGTTTAATAACATTAGACAAATTATTGCAAATACTGATTTGGAGGACTTTGAGGATGTATATAAATTTTTATACGAGAAATTAAATGAGTACTCTAATGGAAATGAAGGTATAGTAATATGTTACTTAGAAGAGTACATGTATCATGCTACTTTTAGATTAGATAAAGAGATAAATATAATGGCTTGTATAGCCAAAATCTTAGAAATAATAAAATAAAACATATGAGCCAAGAACAATTAAAAATGAATGTGGATATCAAACAATCCACTCCAATCAAATCTGAAGACGGAAACCAAGTATTCCAAGAAGCAGTAGTATTAAGAAAAATCAGTAAATTCTTAGCTGGAACAAGCGAAGATGCTGTAGTGCCAATCCCAGTATTCATTGATACAAAAACAGGGAAAATCCTAATCGATATGTTACCAAAAGAATTAAAAGCAGAGTATGAAGAGTACAATAAAACAGTCTAAACCAAAACAATTTAGTATCTTTGATTTCGTAAAAGCAATCATTGATACTAAACCGTCTTGGGATACATTCACTCCTGAACAACAAAAGATGTTTAGTGGATACATGATTAATAAGTTTTTAAGCATGAATTCTAAATATATTGACATTATAAATTATGTTCAAGGACTAAATGTTAAAGAAAACAGAAAATTGTATGAAATATACTGTTGGATGATTCCACAATCAAAAAACACTTACTCTCCATTCATCAAATCAAATACTAAAAGTTTAGTTCTACCTGAACTAACAAAGTATATTTCTGAGCATTTTGAATGTTCAACATCAGAAGCAGAAGAATATATTATGATAACAGGTAAGGATTTTGTAGAGGATATTTTAGTTAAACAAGGCATTGACGAAAAAGAAATTAAAAAACTATTAAAATAATGACAACTGATACTGAACATAGAACAAAAAAAGAATTCGATTCTGTTACTGAACAGCTAGAAAAAGAATATCCTACTATCGCTCAAGGATACAAACAAATAATTAAAGAGCAATATGCTTTATTTGCACAAAAGATGCTAGATTATGGAGTTGATAATATATCAATGGGTACTAGATTAGAAAGTCCTGAAGATAAAAAATTATCTTTAACAGCAATTTGGATTCGTTGTAATGATAAAATGAATAGATTAAAAAATCTAGTATTGTTTAATAAAAAAAATCAAGTAGAAAATGAACCAGCTACTGATTCATATATGGATTTAGTTAATTATAATATTATTGCTCAACTTGTTTCAAAAGATCTTTGGAAAAAGTAATAAAAATGTTTTTTGGCAATATTTATAATAAAACATAAATTATGGCAAACAAATATTGGACTAAAGAAAAGCAAAAAGAATATTATGAACGTAAAGGTAAGGAACTAGCTAAAAAGTATTATCAAGATTCTAAAAATGATAGAAAAGAATATCAATCTGAGTATTATCAAAATAACAAAGAAGAACAGTATAAAAAAAATAGAGAGCGTTTAGCTAAAAATAAAGAAAAATATAAAGAAACAAACGATAAGTGGAGAGAAGACAATAAAGAAAAATTAAAGATCAGACAACGAAATTATATGAAAGAATATCGTAAAAAATCTCCTACTTATCGACTTAGAGAAAATATTGGACATTATATAAGACATGCTTTGATAAATTCTATTCCTAAATCTGGTACATATAAAAAATATCTTGGGTGCTCAATAACTGAATATAGGCAATATTTAGAAAAATTATTTAAACCAGAAATGACTTGGGAAAATTATGGAACATATTGGGAAATAGATCATATTAAAGCAATCTCAAATTTTGATTTAACTAAAGAAGAAGAAATATTAAAAGCATTCCATTATTTAAATACTCAACCCTTATCAATTAAAGAAAATAGACAAAAAAGCAACAAATAATGGAAAAAATAATTATAGCAATAGACTTTGATGGAACATGTGTTACACATGAATATCCTAAAGTAGGTAAAGATATAGGAGCAGTACCTGTATTAAAAGCATTAGTAGAAAAAGGACATAAATTAATGTTGTGGACTATGAGAGGAACTAGAACCCAACCATCTGATACTTTGCAAGATGCTGTAAATTGGTTTAAACAAAACGATATCCCACTTTGGGGTATAAATGAAAATCCCGAACAAACACAAAGCGGATGGACCAATAGTAGTAAACAATATGCTCAGTTATATATTGATGATGCTGCTTTGGGATGTCCATTAATTTATGATTGGGGTGTACAAAGACCATTTGTTAATTGGATTGAAGTAGAAAAAATACTAAAAGAAAAAAATATACTATAATGGCTAAAGACAAAACACCATCAATAGTAAAACAAATTAGGAATTTTAAACCGCAGGAAATAAACTACGCGTTTCATAAAACAATTTCCTATTCTCAATTATCAATGTATTTGCAATGTCCTAAAAAATGGGCGTTGCAATACAGAGATGGACATAAGGTGCCTAGTTTTTCTATTAATATGACTTTTGGAACTGCAGTTCATGAAACACTACAAAACTACTTATCTGTAATGTATAATGAAAGTGGAGTAAAAGCAGATGAAATAAACATAGAAGAATATTTCGAAGATAGATTTAGAGAAAACTATGCTAAAGGTTATAAAGACAACAAAAACACTCACTTCAGTAATCCTGAAGAAATGAGAGAATTTTATGACGATGGTTTAGCTATTTTAGATTTCATTAAGAAAAAACGAGGAGAGTATTTTAGTAAAACAGGATGGTATTTAGTAGGTATTGAGATACCTATCGTAATTTCGCCCGATAAACGATATAACAACGTTTTATTCAACGGATTTATTGACTTAGTCTTGTACCACGAACCAACTGAACAATTCGTTATATACGATATAAAAACAAGTGGACGTGGTTGGGGGGATAAAGAAAAGAAAGACGAAGTTAAACAATTTCAAATTCTACTATACAAAGCATACTTTAGTGAAATATTTGGAGTACCTGAAGACCACATAGATGTTGAATTTTTTATTGTAAAACGTAAAATATGGGAAGCAAGTGAATTTCCTCAAAAACGTGTACAGCAATTTACACCTGCAAATGGTAAAACAAAAGTTAAAAAAGCAAAAACAGCACTAGATTCGTTTATAGAAAGCGTGTTTAGTTTAGATGGCTCGTACAAACCCACAGACCATCAAGCACAACCAAGCAAATCAAATTGTATGTACTGTCAATTTAAAACAAAGAAAGATTTGTGTGAATTAGCGATTTTTAAGTAATTGTATATATTTATATAAAAATATAACGTTATGGAAAATAAAGAAATACTGACATCAGTAAAAGTAGAAAAAGATCTATTTGAAACCTTCAAAATAGAATGTGTAAAAAGAAAATTCTCATTAAATAAGCTTGTAAATCGAACAATGGATTTGTATCTTAACGATGAAAATTTTAGAAAACAACTTACTAATTACAATAACCCAAAAAACTAAAAACAAAAACAAAGTTATGAATTCAAGTTTTGCTTATCTTCCTCAAAATGAGAGGAAGAAAATTTTACTTATATGTGACGATATCAGAGCACATTCCGGAGTAGCTACAGTAGCTAAAGAAATTGTACTTCACACCGCCCAACATTTCAATTGGATAAATATAGCAGGTGCAGTTCAACATCCTGATAAAGGGAAAAAATTCGATATTTCATCTGATATAAACAATTTAGCTCAATTAACAGATGCTAACGTTTTTATTTATCCAACAGATGGATATGGAGATTCAAGTCTTATTAGAACATTAATTAATATAGAAAAGCCAGATGCTTTATTTATAATCACTGACCCAAGATATTTTACTTGGTTGTTTGGAATTGAAAACGAAATTAGAAAGAAAATTCCTATCATTTATTTAAATATTTGGGACAGTCCATTCCCTTATCCATTGTGGAATAAAGAATTTTATGAGTCATGTGATGCATTACTAGCTATCTCTAAACAAACTAAAAACATTAATGAAGTAGTTTTAGGAGATAAAGCAAAAAACAAAGTACTAGCTTATGTTCCTCATGGTTTAAATACAGATGTATTTTTCCCTATAGATAAAGAGTATAGTAAATATAAAGAATTTAGTGAATTTAAAAAGTCATTGTTTAATGGAAAAGAGTATGACTTTGCTTTGTTCTTTAATTCAAGAAACATTAGACGTAAACAAATCCCAGATACATTATTAGCATTTAGAATGTTTTTAGACACTCTAGATAAAGAAAAAGCAAAAAAATGTACTATGGTTTTACATACTGAAATCGTTAGTGAACATGGAACAGATTTACAAGCAGTAAAAGAATATTTGTTTGCTGACTTCCCAGACCAAGTAATATTTCACCAACAAAATTTACCATCAGAACAAATGAATTGGTTGTATAACTGTACTGACACTCAAATTTTATTAACTGATAATGAAGGATGGGGTTTAAGTTTAACTGAAGCAATGTTAGTTGGAAATCCAATTATAGCTAATTGTCAAGGTGGAATGCAAGATCAAATGCGTTTTGAAGACGAAAATGGAAAATGGATTGACTTTAGTTTAGATTTTCCTTCAAACCATAGAGGTACTTATAGAATTCACGGTGAATGGGCTTTACCTGTTTACTCAACTAATATATCGATTCAAGGATCTCCTCAAACACCATATATCAGTTCAGATAGAGTTAGACCAGAAGATGCTGCTGAGAGAATTTTTGAAGTGTATAGTTTTGGAAAAGAAGAAAGAAAACGTAAAGGTAAATTAGGTAGAGAATGGGCATTAAGTGATGAAGCTGGATTTACAAGCAAACATCAAGCTAAAAGAGTTATCGAAACATTAGATGGATTGTTTTCAACTTGGAAACCAAGAGAAAAATATGAACTTATTAATGCTACAGAATATCAACCCGATGTAACTCGTAAACATAAATTAACTTACTAAAAAATAAAAATATGAATAAACCGTTATGTGTAATTAGTTGTCCAATAGATGTATATAGTGGATACTCCTCTAGAAGTAGAGATTTAGTTAGAGCAATCATCGAATTAAAAAAAGATGAATGGGATATAAAAATAATGCCCCAACGTTGGGGTGATTGTAGTTGGGGTTTTATTAAAGAAAATGCTGGATGGGAATTTCTAGAACAGTATCTTTTACCAACACCACAATTGACTCAACAACCTGATATTTGGGCTCAAATTACAGTACCTAATGAATTCCAACCAGTAGGAAAATACAATATTGGTATTACTGCAGGTATTGAAACAACTATATGTCCACCTGAGTGGATTGAGGGAGTAAATAGAATGAATACTACTTGGGTATCATCAAAACATTCTAAAAAAGTATTTGAAGATTCTAAATTTGAAAAAAAGGATCAACAAGGAAGAACAGTAGAATTAATTCAAATGAACAAACCAATGGAGGTTGTATTTGAAGGTGCTGATTTAGATTTATATAAAATACTTGACCCTAAAGAAATCACTAGTATAGATTTAAGTTCTATAAAAGAATCGTTTTGTTACTTGTTTTTAGGACATTGGATAAATGTAAACGCACCAATAGGTGAAGATAGAAAAAATGTAGGTTTATTAATTAAAGCATTCTTTGAAACGTTTAAAAACAAACAAAACAAACCAGCCTTAATTCTAAAAACATCAGCTGCAGTTTCATCTTATATGGATAGAGAATCTATTCTAAAGAAAATAAATGCAATTAAGAAAACAGTAAACAGCGATAACTTACCTAATATCTACTTATTACATGGTGACTTTACAGATTCAGAAGTAAATGAATTATATAATCACTCAAAAGTAAAAGCAATGGTATCGTTAACTAAAGGTGAAGGTTTTGGTCGTCCATTACTTGAATTCAGTTTAACTAAAAAACCAATCATCACTACAAATTGGAGTGGACATATAGATTTCTTAAATGCTAGTAACTCAGTTTTATTAGGAGGTGAATTGAAACCAGTACATCCAGCTGTAGCAAACCAGTTTTTATTAAAAGAAAGCAGTTGGTTTAATGTTAATGGACCTGAAGTAGGAGAAGCATTGATTGATGTAAACAAAAACTACGACAAATATTTACCTGGTGCTCGTAAACAAGCAGAATCAAATAAAGAAAAATTTAGTTTTGATGCTATGAAAAATTGTATAGGAGAGCAATTAAATAAAGTACCTGAGTTTCCTAAACAAGTAGCTTTACAACTACCTCAACTTAAAAAAATCGAATTACCAAAATTAACTAAAATATAAAATGAACGATAACTTAATAGTATGCAAGCACTGTGGATCAGATGCTTGCTACACAACCGAAAATTCCTCAACCATTAAAACATATTCATGTTTTGGGTGTGGTTATACAACTAATTCACTAATGAAAGAAGGTGAAGAATTCTATGCTCAACAACTAGAAGTTCTACCTGAAATCTATAAAGACGTAATGTTTAAAGACGAGGATGGTTTAATGTGGATGCCTACTACAATCAATTTACCTCAACAAGGCATGGTGTTTTACAATGGTACAACTAAAGAAAATGCTAAATGGGCAGCTGTGAAAGCAGCAAAAGTTGAAGAAGCAGAAAAAGAAAAATATCCAATCAAAAACAAACCAGGAGAATTCTATGAATGGAGAATGGATATGACTACTATGAAAGCATTTGAGCAAAAAGAATTTATAGACGCTCTATCTTTTGTAGGAATTTTACCAGAATAATTTGGATTACAAAAATTAATTTTTTATATTTACAATATGAAAATAAGTTACGGTTTAACAGTTTGTAATGAATTAAATGAAATTAAAACATTACTTGACTTTCTTATAGAAAATAAAAGAAAAGAAGATGAAATAGTAGTACTTTATGATTTAAATGGAGGAACTCCTGAAATGGAAAAATACCTAGAATCTATGGAAAGTAGTATATCTTTATATTCCGATAATTTTGATATAAATTTTGCAGACTGGAAGAATAAATTAAGAAATTTTTGTATAGGAGATTATATATTCTCTATAGATGCAGATGAAATACCCCACATCGATTTAATTAAAGTACTACCATTAATGTTAGAACAAAATCCAGAAGTGGATATGTTTTTAGTTCCTAGAGTAAATACAGTAGAAGGACTTACACCTGAACATATTGCTAAATGGAGATGGAATGTAAATGAGATGGGTTGGGTAAATTTTCCTGATTATCAAACTCGCATTTATAAAAATATTCCTGAAATTAAGTGGGAAGGTAAAGTACACGAGCGAATTACTGGGACTAAAACATTTTCTTCACTGCCAGCTGATGAGGTTTGGAGTTTATATCATCCAAAAGAAATAACAAGACAAGAAAAACAAAACAAATTTTACGAAAACATATAAAAGTATGGAATTTGACAAAAAATATAAATTTTCAGAAACATGGTTTGATATAGCTATTCAAGGATGGTCTCAAATTTTCCCTCAAGTTAAACACAATATAAAAAATGTATTAGAAGTTGGATGTTATGAAGGAAGAGCTACTGTTTGGGTGTGTGAAAATGTTTTATATAATAAAGACATCAGTTATAATTATGATATAGTAGATACATTTGGGGGTTCATCAAATGAATCAGGGATGGGTGCTACTGTAGAAAAATTAACAGAAAACGATAGTTTTATTGAAGCAAATTTTAGACATAACATATCTTTTTTTCCAAATATTAATTTTAAAATACATAAAGGATTTTCACAAAATATTCTTCCAACATTCCCTCAAGAAGAAAAATATGACTTCATTTATATAGATGCATCTCATAAAGCGGATGATACATTTGTGGATGCTTATTATGCTCATAAAATGTTAAAAGTAGGAGGAATACTAATATTTGATGATTATGGGTGGAAAGATCCTCTCAGACCTCATATTAGTCAATCACCTCAATTAGGAATAGAAGTATTTAATACAATGTATGAAGAACAGTATGAAGTTATTCTTAAAGGATACCAAATAGGATTTCAAAAAATAAAATAGATATGAAAAACAAAATTAATTTTATAGTATTTTCTCCATTTCCTGAGTATATAACTCATATAGGAGGGGTTGCCGTTACTCATGAATTAGTTAATTTTTTAACTCTTTTAGGAGAAAATGCTTATATATATTCTAACACAACTTCCCCTAAATATAACATAAATTGTATTCCTTGGGGTACAGAAGTAGCATTTGATGACGAAAATACAATATTAATATTAATAGCTGGAGATGGAGAACATACATATGAACACAATATTCCCGAATGTCTAAAAAAATGCAAAAATATTGTTAGGTGGCTAGTCCACAACCAGAAAAAATTATATCCTAAAGAAGATAAATTGTATTCTAATATTAAACATTGGGATTTGTTACCTACCCAAAAGATTGATGGGTATTTACCTATATTAGATATTGATTTAGAGTTATATAAAGATTTAGGAAAAAAACGAGAAGGAACTTGTTACTTTGTAAAAGGAGCATTAGATATCGAACCAGAAAGAGCTATACATAAACCAACCGATTTATGTTTAGACTCAGTTTTATATAGTATTCCAAATTTTGAAAAAAGAAAATTTATGGCTGAGTTATTCAATACAAAAGAATATTATATAGGATATAGTGCTATATCATTTACTGCCACCGTAGCAGCATTATGTGGATGTAAAGTAATTATTATTCCCCATTCCCATTATGATAAAGAAAAATTAAAAAAAGAATGTTTGTTTTTTGAATATGGGATTGCTTTTGGAGTAGACGATTTACCAAGGGCTATAGAAACTTTACCTCAATTAAGACCAGATGTAGAAAAATTTATGAATGAAATTCAACCCCAATCTTTAAATAAATTTGTAGAAGATTGTTATGAGTGGTTACAAACTAAATATAATTTAAAATAAATAATATGCAAACAATTACAACTTATGAAGATCTAGTTCAAGATCTTATTGATAATAAAATTACAATGGTTCGCCCTGATGAATTTAAAACAATATTCAAACATTATCCTAAAATATCTGAGGTAGAAGGTGATATAGTAGAATGTGGTGTTTGGAGAGGTGGATTTTCAATATTTTTAAGTTATATATTCCAGAATAAAAACATTTGGGTATGTGATTCATATGAAGGATTCCAACCAGTTGAAATAGCTAAACATAGCTATGATAGAGAAAGACATACAAATCATGTTACACATAATGCTGTTGGTCCATTAGCTATTAGTTTAGAAGAAGTTCAGTCACATTTTAAAACATATGGTTTAGGAGATGAAGAACGAATTAAATTTTTAAAAGGATTTGTTAAAGATACTTTACCAACGTCAGGAATAGAAAAAATAGCTTTATTGAGAATCGATGTAGATGCATATTCTGCTACATTAGAGACTTTAGAAGAATTATATAATAAAGTACAACCAGGTGGGTATATTATATTTGATGATTCATGCTTATATGAAACTTTAGATGCTATTAAGACATTTTTTAAACAAAGAAATCTCCCAGAACTTATTAACCACCCAGTAACTGATCAACCTTTAGATATTAATTTAAGACATACTAATGATGACTCAGGTTTACCTGCAGGTTGTTATATTATAAAATAGATATGAAACTTATCTACCGCATCTCAGACACCGGCTATAACAAAGTAAAGCCAGACTACATAACAAACGAAAATTGTTTAAAAAACTTTTGTAATGTATTTTTTGAAAATATTTGGGATATCCATATTATAGCAGACAACATCTCTCAACAAACAAGAGATATGATTTGTAAATATATAGATAAATCTCAAATCACTTATGCCTCAGTAGGTCACGGAGCAGGAACATTCAATTTAGCCTTAGATATGGCTTTGAAAGGAAAAGATGATGAAATAGTTTATTTTGTAGAAAACGACTACATCCATTTACCTAACTCAGCTCAAATACTAGAAGAAGGATTTAAATTAGGAGCTCCGTATATGACTTTATATCTTCATCCAGATAAATTTATAACACCACTTAATGGTGGAAACCCAGAAGTAGATTTTGATGGTGGTTATATGACTAAAATATTTAGAGGAGAAACTCAATTGTTTGGAATGTTTAATAGTACAACTATGACATTTGCTTCTAAAGTAAAGACATTAAAAGAAGATGAAGCGATATTACGAAAATGGACAAGTGGAACTCACCCAGATGACTTTAAAATGTTTCTTGAATTAAGAGATAATGGAAAAGCATTATTATGCCCTTTAAATACATTTAGTACTCATGGAGAAACAGCTTGGCTTGCTCCTTTATATAAAACAAAACAAGAAAATTTAGTTGACGAATGGAAAAAACACCTATTTCAGTAATCATTCCTACCTACAAATCACCAGATGCTCTAGACTTATGTCTTCGTTCTTGTATTGAAGGACAGCAAGGTAGAAAAAACCAAATTATAGTAGTTGTAGATGGATTTTACGATATCAATAAAGAAGTACTCGAAAAATACGCTAAATCAATTGATATACTGGATTTAAAAGAAAATGTAGGACTATGTAGAGGTACTAATTTAGGCGTTTATAATGCAAAGTATGATTTAGTTTTAATAGTAAATGACGACAATGTGTTCCCACAAAACTGGGATCTATCATTACTAGAATCTTACCAACCAAACTCAGTAATATCTCCAAATCAAATAGAACCTACACCTAGTATGTTTCCTCAATTTATGATTGAGAATTTAGGAAGAGATCCTAAAACATTTGATTTAGAGAAATTTTGGATGTTTGATTACCATGTTGCCTCAGGGTATAAAGTAGACGAAACTGGATCTACACTACCTATCTTTATGTCTAAAATAGACTATTTAAAAGTAGGTGGTTGGGATGAAAATTACGAACAGGGAATGGTTGCGGATTGGGATTTCTTCCTTAAATGTCAGTTAATAGGAATGAAGATGATTAGAACATACGAATGTCACTTTTATCACTTTGCTTCTATATCTGTAAATGGAGAAAAAAGAAGACAAGCTGAAATGAATGGACATGAATACGCTAAGTATAAATGGGGTTCTTACATAAAACATAACCCAGAAAATAACTTAAAATATATTTAAAATTAGGTTTTT